ATAAATTGAATGAGTTTTTAAACAAGACAGTTGGTACTGAAGATTATGATTATGTTGTGGCATCTGATACAGATAGTGTCTATTTGCGTTGTGGGAATCTTGTGGATAAAGTATGTGGGGGTAAGTCCAAGTCGGAGGTGGTTACATTCCTCGACAAAGCAGCAGAAGAAATAATTCTTCCGTTCATCAAGAAGCAGTATGATACACTAGCAGAAATGACCAATGCGTATGAAAACAAAATGGTCATGGAGCGAGAGTGCATTGCAGACAAAGCGATCTGGACTGCCAAGAAAAGATACATGATGAATGTCCACGACTCAGAGGGAATTCGATACACCGAACCCAAAATGAAAATCATGGGCATTGAGACAACACGATCCTCGACCCCACAGATCGTGAGAGAAAAACTAAAGAAGGCGATTAATATGATCATGACCGGAACGGAAGATGAACTCATTGAATTTGTCAGTGACTTCCGATCTGAATTCATGAAACTACCTGTGGAAAATGTTGCTTTCCCTCGAAGTTGTAACAATATGAAAAAGTATCGAGACGGAACTAGTATTTGGAAAAAATCTACTCCCATTGCCGTGAAGGGTGCGTTGGTATACAACCACTTTATCAAGGAGATGGGTATAGAATCAAAGTACGTCTCGATTCAGGAGGGCGATAAGATTAAATTCGTAAACCTCAAGGACGAAAATCCTTTTGGATGTAATGTAGTTTCATTCTCCTCGTCCGCCCCCAAAGAATTTGAACTAGAAAAGTATGCTAATTATAAAAAACAATTTGAGTCATCCTTTATTGATCCTTTATCAGTAATATTGTCTCATACAGATTGGCACTACGAAAGAAAGGCAGTGTTATTTTGACTTCTAAACTATTAGAACTTGACGAACATCATATAGATGCTATAATTGATCTCGCAGATGATGAGATCAACCTGTTAAATGTTAAAATTGCAGAAGCAGTTAAAGACTCATATTGCAGATATGAAACAATGGAAAAACTAAGCAATCGACGAAATGGATTGATTGCTCTAATTGATTTGCTAAAGGATAATACATAATGAATATTCATGATTTGGTTAAGGCGACGGGAAACGAACACGCAGGTATTGCGGAGGAAGGACTAGTTTCAGATGTTAGATCTTTTATTAATACTGGGTCTTATTGCTTCAATGCACTTTTATCAGGAAGTCTTTACGGGGGTCTGCCGGATAACAAGATCACGGCGTTGGCAGGCGAGTCCGCTACGGGCAAGACATTCTTTGCTCTTGGAATCGTGCATAAGTTTCTTAGCGACAATCCTGATGCTAATGTGCTTTATTTTGACACTGAATATGCTATTACCTCAGACATGGTTCGAGAACGAGGGATTGACCCAAAGCGTATTGCCATCATTCCTGTCGGAACCGTAGAAGAGTTTCGTCATCAGGTGCTTTCAGTTGTCAATTCTTATGGTGAGCAAAAGAAATCTGAAAAGAAACCATTGCTTATTGTACTCGATTCATTGGGCATGTTGTCTACGCTGAAAGAAGTGACAGATACAGCGGATGGTAAGACAACGCGAGACATGACCCGTGCCCAAATTGTAAAATCTACTTTCCGAACCCTAACGCTGAAGTTGGGTCAAGTGGGAATTCCAATGATTCTTACAAACCACACATATGATGTTATTGGTTCTATGTTCCCCCAAAAGGAAATGGGTGGGGGTTCTGGTCTTAAGTACGCAGCATCCACCATCATCTATCTTTCAAAGAAGAAGGTGAAGGAAGGAACAGATGTGATTGGTAACATCGTTCATTGTAAACTTTACAAGTCTCGTATTACTAAAGAAAATTCTATGGTCGATGTCATGTTGAATTATGACACTGGACTACATCCATATTACGGTCTCGTAGATCTTGCAGTAGAAAATGAGATCTTTGAAAAGTTGGGTACTCGTATCCAAGTTGCCGATGGGACCAAAGTTTACGAAAAGCAAATTTATCGTGATCCTGAAAAGTATTTTACTGAAGAGGTCATGAATAAGATCGAAGCGTGTGTTGGTAAGAAATTTAAGTATGGATCTTCCATCGAAGAGGAAACAGATGACACCGAACTACCAGATAGTTGAGGGTCGAGATACTGGTGCAACTGCTGTTCAACTTCTTGATTCCGAATATGAAGGAATTATTATTAAGTTTGGCAAAGTTGGTATCCACGAAGTAGACGATCATGCACAATTAGCATTTGATTATGATCTTATTAAAGGTGAACTTCCTGAAGATTCTTCTGGACTTGAGGAGACACTTGGTGATATACTAGTAGACATTCTCGAAAACCGATTAGACGAAGCGGAGTTTCTTACCGATGCAAACGACTGAAAAGATTATTCTTAGAAACCTCATGCGTGATGAAGATTTTTCACGCAGGGTGATCCCTTTCTTGAAAGATGAATATTTCAAGACCAGATCAGACAAGACTGTATTTGATATGATTCGAGAACACATCTCGAAGTATAATACACTTCCTACATCTGATATTCTTATGATCAGTATTGATGAGAAAACAAATCTCAGTGAACAAGATTACAAGAATTGCGTTGAGTTGATCGAAGATCTTGGTGAGGACAAAGAGGGAGTTGATGCCGAGTGGTTGCTCGACAAGACAGAAGATTTCTGTAAGGATCGGGCGATCTATAATGCAATCTTGGAATCAATTGAAATTATTGATGGAAAGTCTAGAACGAAGACAAAGAACTGTCTCCCAGAAATTCTATCAGACGCACTTGCTGTTTCGTTTGATGAACATATCGGTCACGATTACGAAGGTGATGCAGAAGAACGATTTGATTTCTATCACAGAGTTGAGACAAAGACTCCATTCGATCTAGAATTCTTCAACCTAATCACTAACGGTGGTGTCCCGAACAAAACATTGAATATCATTCTTGCGGGTACTGGTGTTGGTAAGTCACTATACATGTGTCACCATGCCGCAGCATGTTACTCTGCAAACAAAAATGTTCTTTACATTACATGCGAGATGGCAGAAGAGAGAATCGCAGAACGCATTGATGCTAATCTTATGGACATCACTCTCGACGAACTGAAGATTCTGCCCAAAGCATCTTATGAAAAGAAGATTGGTCGGGTAACAGAAAATATCAAATCAAAACTAATTGTTAAAGAGTATCCAACAGCAACTGCAAATGTTCAACACTTCCGCATTCTTCTCGAAGAACTGAAACTGAAAAAGAACTTTGTTCCCGATGTTATCTTCATTGACTACCTAAATATCTGTGCATCCAGTCGGTACAAGGCAGGAAGCAACGTGAACTCGTACACAGTAATTAAGGCAATCGCAGAGGAGTTGCGTGGACTTGCAGTAGAAAAGAATGTTCCTATCTTTTCTGCGACCCAAACAAACAGAACAGGGTTTAACAGCAGCGATGTTGGTCTAGAAGACACATCAGAATCTTTTGGTCTTCCGGCAACCGCTGACTTCATGTTCGCATTAATTACTACAGAAGAACTGGAAGAACAAGGACAACTACTTGTAAAGCAACTGAAGAATCGTTATAATGATGTCTTCGCAAACAAGAAATTTGTAGTGGGAATCAACAGAGGGAAGATGAAACTTTTTGATGTTGATAACTCAGAAGTGAATCTACTAGGAAGCAACCAAGGCGAAACCGATATGACTGCTGGTGTTGGATTTGATGGTAGAAATTTCGATGAAAAGTTTAAGTCTAACTCAGACAAAATAAGGCAATTAAAGGTACTATGAATAACAACTATAAGAGACCGTATCAGAAGCGAGAGTTTCCTAAGAGGAAACCAGAACGAATGAGTCGTGAGTGGCAAGAAGAATACCGTCTATGGTATGAAAACACGAAGCGTGATCATTGGAACCGAAAGTTCCGTGAACTAAACAAGAAAAACCGTAGAACCAGAAATAGCAGATGACTGTTTACGTCGATAAGAAATTTGTCGAGTTTGTTTCAAGTTCACTCGACAAGTTCTCTTGGAAAAAAGATAACCTTGCAAACTGTAGGTGTCCACTCTGTGGAGACTCACAGAAGAACAAGAATAAGTGTAGAGGATTCTTCTATGAGCGAGAGGGTTCTTACTATTATAAGTGTCACAATTGTGCTGCATCACTCTCGCTCTATTCCTTCTTGGAGCAACATGCTCCTGCGTTGAAGACGGAATATCAATTAGAGCGGTATCGTGAGAAGACGGAAAGGAAACCGAGACCACGACCCGTGAAAATTAAGTCAACAGGTGTAGAAGAAATGTTTAAGAAAAAGTATAAAGAAGTTGTAGATACTAGATGGTTGACTCCCATATCAGAACTAGATGAAAGTCATGCTGCTCGGCAGTTTGTAATCAACCGGAAAATTCCAAAGGACAAGTATGATCTTTTGTACTATTGCAGCAACTTCGGTTCTTTTACTAAGCAACTGACTGGGCAAACAAACCTTTATGGTGGCGGAGAAGATAGACTGGTTCTCCCCTTCTTTAATAAAGAAGGAACGATGGTTGCTGCACAAGGTCGAGCATTGGCGATGCAGTCGGTTCATGGTAATGTTGATGACAATAGGCAGACACGAAAAACGAGAGAACTTCTTCGATACATTACCATCAAGTCTACTGATGCACCAGACAAACTTTGGTTCGGTCAGTGGCGAGTGAATCCCAAGAAAAAGGTTTATATCGTAGAAGGACCAATTGATAGTTTGTTTATCAAGAATTGTATTGCAATGGTTGGTGCTTCTGGTGTTGACAATGTTCCCCCACACCTAAACAATACCGAGGGTGTCTATGTTCTAGACAACGAACCAAGAAACAAAGAGATTTACAACTTAAATGTAAAACTGATTGATCGCGGAAAGACTATTTGTATTTGGCCAACTGATCTACAACAAAAAGATCCAAATGATATGATTATGGCAGGGTACAGTAAACGAGAAATTAAAAAGATTATCGATGAGAATACTTGTAGCGGACTGGTCGCCAAGCATCGATTGAACGAATGGAGTAGATTATGAAATATTTGGTAACAGGTGGAGCAGGATTTATTGGATCCAACCTAGTGGATTATTTGATTGATCGAGATCATGAAGTTGTTGTTATCGACAACGAATCATCGGAGTCACATGACCACTTCTATTGGAATGAAAAAGCAGAAAATCACAAGTTAGATATTGCGGAGTATGATGATATTCTTCCTCTCTTCGATGGGGTGGATGTTGTTTTCCATTGTGCTGCACAATCTAGAATTCAAATTTGTGTGGGGGATCCTACTACAGCAGCGAAAACAAACATGCTGGGAACTTGTTGCGTGTTGCAGGCAGCAAAGGAAAGTGGGGTAAAGAGAGTTGTTTATTCTTCAACGTCATCTGCATATGGATTGGCAAACAATCCTCCTAATGTCGAGACACAACCAGATGATTGTCTGAATCCGTATTCGGTATCAAAGGTTGCCGGAGAAAAACTTTGTAGTATGTACTCCAAACTTTTTGGTCTTGAAACTGTTATTTTGAGATATTTTAATGTATATGGAAAAAGACACGCTTTGCGTGGACAATATGCACCTGTCGTCGGTAGATTTTTAGATCAAGAAGTGAATGGTGAACCGCTAACAATTGTACCAGATGGAAACCAAAGAAGAGACTACACCCATGTTGATGATGTTGTGCAGGCAAATGTGCTTGCATCAGGAGTGGAACTTGACAAACTTTTTGACCCAGACGATATTGGTGAGTATAGAAATATTGGATATGGAGAAGTTTTTAACGTAGGAACAGGGACGAATACGTCTGTCAATGAACTAGCAGAAATGATTTCGGAAAATACGATTATGATTGATCCTCGTCCGGGTGAAGCAAGAGTGACACTCGCAAATAATAATAAAATTAAAAACGTAATGAGATGGTCACCAACGGTTAGACTAGAAGATTGGGTTGAAGAGGAAAAGAAAAGGTTGGGACTATGAGAGTTTTAGACAGAGGAAGCGTTACGTTAATCGATCATATGGGAAGTGACTTGACCGTATGTAATGCTGCTAGAGTTTCGTTTAATAGTGAAAGTGAATGGTGTGAAGATCAAGAAGCAGTTACTCGTCTCGCCGAATCTGGATCACAATATTACAAAGAAGATGTACAATGTTTATGTCCGAAAGATGAAAAACTTATTCGATATCTTGCGAAGCATCAACACTGGACTCCCTTCGCACATCCTCAAATTACACTGAGGATCAAAGCACCTATTTCTATTCGCACACAATTCTTCAAGCACAAGCAAGGATTTGTAGAAAATGAAATCTCCAGAAGATATGTTTCATTTGAACCTGAGTTCTATGAACCAAAGTGGAGAGGCAAACCAACAAATGGTGCAAAACAGGGAAGTGAGGACTTTATTTCTGTTGACAACGAAACCGATATGGGTTATACTAATGCTCTTCGCTTGTGTTTGTATAACTACAATGAATTACTCCGTAATGGTGTAGCACCAGAACAAGCACGATTTGTTCTCCCACAGGGGATGTACACGGAATGGTACTGGACGGGATCTCTTGCTGCGTATGCAAGATTCTACAAGCAACGGATTGACGAACATGCCCAGTGGGAAATACGAGAGTATGCAGAAGCAATTGCAAAACTTATCTCCCCTCTCTTCAAATTCTCATGGAAAGAATTGACTACATAAAGTATCACTCAAAGGAAAATAAATGCCGATATTAGAAATAACACCACTCATAGGATGCTCCAACGCATGTGAATATTGCCCACAAACCACGCTGATTAGGCAATATAAAGAAAAGTGTTCCAACGACAAAGAGATGTCGTTTGAGCAGTTCAAAAAATATATTTCTACTATCCCAACTAGCGTAGACATTCATTTTACTGGGTATGTTGAACCTCTTCTTGCTAAAGATGCACCCGAGATGATCGAACACGCCTATGAAAAAGGTCATGGTGTGATGTTGAACACAACTCTAATGGGATTAACTCCAGAGTTGTGGGATAGGTTCTCAAAATCAGTCATTTTCAAGGACGTACATATCCACCTTCCTTCTGGATCATATGAGGAAATGATTGGAGTTCAAAAACCAGTAGAGTGGTTTGAAGTTAATGGCAAACGGTATAAAAGAATTAGTCACGAATATTTTGTAATGGTAGAGCATATGCTTAAAAATCCATGCAAGACAAAAGGAGCAGGAATTCCATTGTGGCATTGTCATGGTGATTTACACCCACAACTTGTTGAATTACAAAATTACACAAACGTAGGTGTTAGAGACATCAACAGTAGAGCGATGAACTTACTCTTGGAAAAAAAAGATAAAGTTCCAGAGAAAACTAACATCAGAGGAAAGTGTCCAAGAGTCGCACAAAATGTTCTGTTACCATCTGGACACCTTTCATTATGCTGCCAAGATTATGGTCTAGATGAACTTATGGGTAATCTATCTGAGCAAACATGGGAAGAATATCAAAACTCAGACCACGCACAGGAAATTTTTAAAAACGGTGCAGACATGTGTGATTATTGTGAAGAGGGCGTAGACTATGTTGATGATAGCACTTGGGGGGAGTGGAGAAGAGTTAGAAATAGACAACAAGTGAAAAAAGATGTCGTTGACCTTACAGTAGGAAATACAGACAAGAATACTACAGAATAATTTACTACATAGAGTATCCCCGAGAAAGAAATTTATTATGAAAAAACTACCAACACTATATCAAGACTTCATCCATTTGTCCCGCTACTCACGCTGGTTACCAGAAGAAAATCGCAGAGAGACATGGGATGAAACCGTAAGTAGATACTTTGATTTCTTCGTGGACCATCTATCCACAAAGCATGATTACAAAGTTTCTGCCAAGCAAAGAAAAGAATTAGAAGAAGCAGTTCTCAATCTGGAGATCATGCCGTCCATGCGAGCATTGATGACCGCAGGAGAAGCACTCAAGAGAGATCATGTTGCAGGATATAATTGTTCATATGTTGCCGTCAATAGACTTCGAGCGTTTGATGAAATTCTATACGTTCTCATGTGTGGAACCGGTGTCGGTTTCTCAGTAGAACGTGCAGAAGTTGATCAACTCCCGACAATCGCAGAAGAGTTCCATGAGACCGACACTACGATTGTCGTTGCTGACTCTAAAGTTGGTTGGTCCAAGTCATATAAAGAATTGGTTTCACTTCTTGTGAATGGTCAAATTCCTAAGTGGGATGTAAGTAAAGTTCGTGCTGCTGGAGCAAGACTAAAGACCTTTGGTGGTCGTGCTTCTGGACCTGCACCACTCCTCGATCTTTTCGAGTTCACAGTAAATACTTTTAAGAAAGCAGCGGGACGGCGACTCACGACCATCGAATGTCATGATATTGTTTGCAAGATTGCAGAAATCGTCGTCGTTGGCGGAGTCCGCCGTTCTGCTCTTATCTCATTGTCCTCTCTTATGGATGACCGTATGCGTGATGCAAAGTCTGGTCAGTGGTGGATGACAGAACCACAACGTGCATTGGCAAATAACTCTGCGGTGTATAATGGTGGTCCCACTGAGATTGGTACGTTCATGAAAGAGTGGATGTCTCTTTACGAATCCAAGAGTGGTGAACGTGGTATCTTTAATCGTTCAAGTGCAAAGAACCAATGTAAAAAGGTTGCACAAGATCGAGGAGAGGGACATGTCCATCGAGATCCAGATCATCGATTCGGAACTAACCCATGCTCTGAAATTCTTCTTCGTGATGCAGAATTTTGTAATCTAACAGAGATCGTTGTCCGCGAAGATGATACCGTCGAGTCGCTCAAGAGAAAGATTAGACTTGCAACTATTCTTGGTACATGGCAGTCTACTCTTACAGACTTCCGCTATCTTTCTTCTGTATGGAAGAAGAACTGTGAAGAAGAAAGACTTCTTGGGGTATCGTTGACTGGTATCATGGACTGTGAAACCACCCGCTGTACTGATAAACTAGAATTTAGACTAGACGAAATGCGTCGAGTGTGTGTTGATACCAATAAAGAATTCGCCAAGAAGATTGGCATTCCGCAGTCTGCTGCTACAACTTGTGTGAAACCTTCTGGTACTGTTTCACAACTTGTTGATGCTGCATCTGGTATCCATGCTCGACACAATAATTATTATATCCGAACAGTTCGTGCAGACAACAAAGATCCTCTTTGTTCTTTTATGAAGGATAAGGGATTCTACAATGAACCGGATGTAATGAAACCTGATAATGTAACTGTATTTTCATTCCCAACCAAGTCTCCTGCCGGGTGTGTCACTAGAAGTGATATGACTGCAATCGAGCAACTTGAGTTGTGGTTGATTTATCAGCGACATTGGTGCGAACACAAACCATCTGTCACCATCTCAGTTAAAGAACATGAGTGGATGGAAGTTGGTGCGTGGGTTTGGAAGCACCTAGAAGAAATTTCTGGTATCTCGTTCCTTCCGTTTTCTGATCATGTCTATAAGCAGGCACCGTATCAGGACATCGATGAAGAGACATACATAAGAGAACTAGAAAAATTACCCCAGAGCGTAAACTGGGAAGAGTTAGCAAACTATGAGAAGGAAGACAATACTTCAGGAACCCAGACATATGCATGTAGTGGTGATTCGTGTGAAGTAGTAGATCTTACCTGACCCATCTTAAGGAGAATAAAGATGAATAAAATTAGTGCTATCCTATTACCATTTGTTTTCGGCGGAGTTGCCGTTGCAAGTGAACCAACACCAGAAGCGTATGAACTTATTTTCAACAACGTCCAAGAGGACGCTGCGACACATAGTTCGCTTCGTGGACCCAGACCAATGGCAATCACTGTCGATGGTCTACTCCAAACTGGTTGGTCTTACAGCAATGGTGGCAACACCGATGCTGTTTATGGGTTTGATGTATATCGTGCAAGACTAGGACTTAAGGGTCGTCTTGGTGAAGATACATCATTCCGTCTAAATGGCGAATGGACTCCCGGAAGTGAATTTGAACTTCTAGAAGCATTCGTTGATTACCGTGGTTTTGATTTCGCTGATGTTCGCGTTGGTCAGTTTGTTTCTACTTTCTACAGTGGATTTGTTGCAAACCCTGCCGACCTTACTACGCAGACCTATAGCATCACTGCTCAAACTTTTGGGCAGGGATATGGTCAGGGTATCGAACTTTCCCGTTCGTTCGGAGAGATCGAATTCAGTGCGTTTTACAACAACGGTTTTGATAACCTAACTGGTGTTTCCAACGGCGACTATGCCGCAGGTTTCCACGCAGGTTTTGATGTATGTGAAGGATTCTCTCTCGGTGGTGGTTATGCCTACATCGAAGGTCCAACTCAATACATGAGTTATACTCTTGATACTACAGTTACGCTCGATGAGTTTTCACTCAACGCAGCATGGATCTCGGATGATAGAATGGATGGTTGGGAAAACTACTCGCTAGTTACAACTGCTTCATTCAATCTCAGTGATCAATCACAACTGTTTGGTCAGTATGAGTACGGAAACCTTGGAGGTTTCGCTGGTGGTAAACTCAACGTAGGAACCATCGGTCTTAATTATGATTTGACCAGCAATGTCAAGTGGACCAATTCGGTTGGTTACGCTTTCGATGACATCGCTGCTGGTTTCGATACCGCTGACACTGGTTGGAATGCCGGTGCAGGTCAAGGTGAATATGTGGTGCGTAGTTTCATCACAATTAGTTTCTGAACATAAAGGAGAAATATTATGTCTACTAAGAAAACGTGTGTAAATCCATGTCCCGTGACTGGTGATTGTGATAAGGATGTTGTTACCCGAACTTTGGGTAAGATTGGCGTATGCCGCAGCATGATGATTACTCTTGCCCTCCTCCCATTCTCATGGGCAGGCGTGGTTTGGGTTGCCGCTTCGGTCAAGTCCCTCTGGGATGCTGCGACCGTTGCAGTCGGTTCCTGAGAACCAAAAACTAAATACGAGACGCAATCACCCCGGTCAAGGAAGACCGGGGTTTTTGCATAAATACTTACATGGCAATAGCAGGTATTGATTATTCTTTATGTGGACCTTGTATCTGTATCTTTGATGGAACAGTCAAGGAGACGTTTGGTATACACAGGTGTTCTTTTTACTTTCTTACAAATGTAAAGAAACATGCAAAAGTATATGAAGGTATAATCTACGGAGAGATGTTTGATGACTATAACCATGAGTGTCAAAGATATGAAACTATATCTGACTGGGCAGTTGACAAAGTTTTAGGTTGTGATCAGGTTGGACTCGAAGGGTATGCATACGGCGCATCCGGTCGCTCCATCTTCCAGATCGCAGAGAACTGTGGATTGTTAAAATATAAATTGTATCAAGCAGGGAAACCAATTTCGGTCCTGACTCCAACGACTGTAAAGAAACACGGCACAGGCAAAGGTAATGCGTCTAAGGACTTGATGGTGAAGTCCTTTGACAAGGATACTGGCATGAATTTGAAACATACCATTACTCCTGATAGAACAAAAATCGGCAACCCCGTTTCCGACATTGCCGACTCTTATTATATTTGTTCTTTGTTACACAAGAATCTTAGAGCGATTTCGGACGAACTCGCCTGAACTCTCTCCAGACGAAGTATCCTGCGATGCTGCACAGACTCAACCACAACATTAAATTTGTTGGGTCAAATATTGACATTTGTAAAGAAGTAGTATCGACCGGGACCGTTTCGGATTCAGGTGTGGAGGGCACTGTGGTGGAAATGATTTTATTCCCAGTTGCTTTACAACTTACAAGAAACGGTAACATAATTAAAAACTTTTTCATCTAGACTTTCCTACTGCTGCACCGAAGTAAAACCCGACAATGGTAACAAGGATTTGCCTGTTCTCCGTGGTGAAAAGATATCCATCAACAGGAACAAATGTAGTGTCCTCGTATGTACCAAACAACCCAAAGAAATCTAAGAAGTGTGGTTTGTTTTCTACCAATTCAACTACGGTTGGGACCGAGAAGAATGGAAGAATAAACGGTGCGATAATTGTTCCGAATAGAATACAAAGAACAATAAATCGACGAACCACTTTACCGGCATCGCTACCGACTCGCTGGATTGCCTGATTGTGTGATTCGTTATTTGCCTTGTTCGCTTGGAGTAATCTATTAAATCGCTCTTGTTCGTTTTGTCTTTTTTCTGCAAGGGACTTAAAGATAAAACCAGTAACGCTACCACCAACCAAAGATAAAAATTCTGTTGTTAGTAATCCTTCAATCATGACTTGTTGTGTCTCAGTCTACCGTCGTTTTGTCTGCGACGAAGAAAGACAACTTCTCCTGTTTCTTCGTTCCGGATGACAACTGGTTTAGATGGGTTTCGTAAAGAAAATCTTTTGATCTCATTCCCCAGTTCAGAGTTCTCATCGATATATTTGTTCCATCTAGCACCACGAACTTTCCCTGCTTTTAGTTTTTCAAACTGCTCGACAGAAACACTAAATGCTTTACCTTCGTATTTGTCTAGTTCTTTTTTCTTCTTCTTTTTGGGAAGTGGTTTGTCTAACCCAGCAACCTTATTAAACGAACCGTTTGTGTCAACTCCACCCTGTGCGATAGAAGCACCTCCAGCATTTGCCGGTGCGTCCTCTGTGAAGTATAATTCAAATACTCCCGATTGTTTTTGTGTATTCTGTTTTAATTCTTCAAACGATTTCATTATAGTCTCCTGAGTATCTGTATAACCTTTGTGTCCATAGGGACTCGCACATATGCTTCATCGTCTGGGAGGTAACTTAGATAAACCAAAAATGTTTTAACCAGTGGTTTAAATTTATCTTCCATGCGAAAGAAAAGCATTTTGGTCGCTGCTTCCATCTCAAAGACATTATAAAAGATGATGATGTGATTCAGTATTAATCGTTCTTTGAGTTCTCCGGTTGATAAGTATCTACCAAACAGACGCTTGATATATTTGATTCGGTTTATGTCCTCTTCAAATTCTTCTCTTCCTGAGCAAGAAGGATTTTTGTAATTTTGCATTGCATACTCTTGGAATGCATCATCATCGAAATCATAATAAATATTGTCTATCACATCAGTGTTCTTCCCATTTTGCTTTTGCCTGACCTTGTTGCATTCGTTTGCCGACTTCCTTTTCAAACGATTTCTGCAAACCGGTTGCCTGTGGGTTACCATCGCTCCCAGCATTAAAATGCTTTTGCATGATCTTGGTAATATCACCCTGAACATGTGGACCATTACTGATCTTTGCGATCTCCTCTGCGGCAGAATCGGCATGTGAACTGAACTCGTCTGGTAGTGTTGGTTCACCAGCGATAACATTTCTCGCTGCATCAATAACTCCCTTGAGGTTGTTACTGGTCGAATTGTCAAATGAATTTGGTACTGTCATTGTTTATCTCCTGTACTAAAGTATTTATGTGCGATTTCATTCAATTCACCCGGAGTCATTTTCTTAAAACGACTCACGATTTCATCTGTTCCCTCTTCAGGAGGAGAATCAAAATTAATATCTTCCTCGGTGGCATCACGTTTTGCCATCTTGGTTGCGGTGCCGTACATCACCGACTTATAATCAGAACCGTAGCGTTTCTTGAAGTCCTTCGCTCGCTTCTTCATACCCTTTATGTATTTCTCTTTTTTATCTTTCTCACCCTTAGTGAGAGTTCTTTCTTCAAGTTCCTGCATATAAACTTCGTTGGTATGAACCACTACGTTGTTTTCTTTCATAAACTCGTTACCGAGGAGGGAAGGATATACATTTGAACTGCGATCAGATAAAGAGAACTTTACATTTTCAAAAGTTTTTCGACCGATCTTCATGTCCATCTCTACCACATATCGTTCTTCAAATTTACCACCACCCATGTTTATCTCTACAGTGTCAACCACTGGACGTTTAAACTTGGTGCTGTCGAAAACAAACCGGACTGTTCCTTTGCTTTCTTTTATTTCTCTTGCATCAACGACAGAATATGATGAGTTACCAGAATCAACTCTAGTTTTGATTGTACGTCCACCGATCTTGACAGTTTCAACACGACCGACAGTAAATGCCTCTGCCGGTTTAGTGATGAGTAGCGATCTCTCTACAATCTCTCTGACGAGTTCGTCGCCATCGACAACTCCCTCTTCTTGATCCTCGTCGATATACTTTGTATAATCTTGGGCACCAGAACCGGGAGAAGCGTTCACTTCAATGGCATATAGTTTTCCGTCCTTAGAAATCGCATGGTCTACGCCAGCAAGGATAGCACCAGATGCCTTTGCAATTTTCTTTACAAATTTCTTTTCAGATTCAGAGAGGGAATATGGTTCGCTTTCTGCACCCAACGCCTTGTTGGTTCGGAAGTCTTTCTCTGCCTTGAGTCGTTTCATGGATGCGACGATTTTACCATCCATGACAATACTTCTTACATCTCCATCGATGTCGATCATTTCCTGTACAAGAATATCCTCGCCGCTTTTACGCAGTGATTGTACAACTGATTTGAAAGACTCTTGTGAGTCAACCTTCGCAACACCGATTCCCTCTGCACCATGAAGTGACTTCACGATGACCGGGAACTTTCCACCGACCTTCTTGTGCGCCCGATCAATCGATGACTCGTTTGTGATCAACGCGGTTCGTGGGGTATTGATATTTTCTCTTTCAAACAAAACGTGGGTGGCATACTTGTTACCAACCAAGTCGAAAACTTGCTTTGAATTTATAACCAAAGTATTGCTACTGTCCAGACCCTCGACTAATGCTCGACCACCTGCGGTCTTCATGGAGGATCCTCGGACAAAAGCAATTGTTTCTTTGACATTAATTGTAATGTCTTCGCCCTTCTTGTCAATGTTTTCAATTGTTAGATTATCGCCGTCCACATCTCCAATGTATGCAGTGTCCGCACGAATGACCGTGGGTTTGTGTCCCAAGTCTTCTACTGCACTGATAAGTTTAGATGTAGTGTCTCCTTTATCATAAGCACTAACGATGAGGAATCGTTTGAGGTTGTCCTTCTTTGGTTCCTCGGTTTCTTCGTTTAGACCCATCTCTTTCTTCAGAGTATCGAAGAGTTCTTTTGCAACTCTTTTACCAACACCCTTGGGAATTCCTTTCATAAAGGAGTCGAAGTCATTGTCAGTAACGGCAGCACGCATTTTCGACGCACTCATTCCACTGACATCGGTTGCGTCGGGATCACGCTCACCGGCACTAACGACTTGAAACTTTTTAAGTCCCATTTCATCAACGTAGGGTGCGATGGTTTTCTTGAACTCATCGACCCGATCACCACCGACAACTAGGGTGATGTCGGTGTAATTTTTCTTTACAAGACTTTCAATTGCGGTGAAAACAGTCTTTGCATTTTTGTCGTTGACAATCCGGGCACGCGGGAAGAACTTCTTGAGAAATTTTACTTTATCTTTGGTCTGAAGAGGGTTCTTCTTTTTATCCTGCGTTCGACTGGGGAAAATAAAGGCATCCGCCCCCAGTTTCTTCGCAGTTGATAAGACAGCATCCACCAATTTACCGTGACCGGTTGTTGGTGGTTGAAACCTACCGAATGTGAGGACAGCAGATTTCTCTTTCTGTCCCCTGAGTAGGGTACGTTCTTTTAATGAACGATAGTTTATCATCAGTCCTTGTTCCAAGGAAAGAATTTACGAACCCAGTACCAGATCTTTCTGCCACTTAAGGCACCAAGACCAAAGACAACGATACTGTAAAAAATAGTTCCGAGAATGTTAGCAGTGTCTAAATTTTCCATAGATCACCTCCTTATTTGGTGTCAAACTTTGCACGCAACTTAGGTGCTGGTGCTTTTTTTGGTTTTACGACGGGGACTTCTGCGACGGGTGCAACTGGTTCTGGTTTAGGTAATGGTGTATAACCACAACGTGTTTTAGAACTAATTTCATCTCGACGAGATAGTCTTTTGATTTGATACTTCTTTGCATTTAATTTTCTAGATGCCATGTTTATCTCCTTTTAAGTATTTATCCTTTTTCCCAGTTCTTGGCGGCATTAAAGTTTGCCTGTGAGAAATTTAATCTATCAACGAGTTTAAATGCCCGATTTGATAGTCTATCGATTGCAACAAAACCCTCCGGGGCAGTCACATCGAATCCGTTGTCCGTCTTAAGGAAGAGTCCAATAGACTTAACTTGTTCAATCTTACGGACGAGAATCATCTTGACATCACGCAACGCTGCATGTACAGCGAACATCCGCAACAACGCCTTGGAGTTGCTTCGGATATATGACATCATTTGTTTCTTTACTTGTAGTTTCTTTTCTTTACCTTTTTCAGACTTCATCTTGGCAATGTCTGTATCAAATTTCTTTTCGGTCCACTCCTTGAATCCTGCATATGTGGCAGAGGGAGTTCCGAATGCTCCAGCACGGACGAGTGTATTATAGAATGTCTTAATGTATAATTGCATCGTGTCATCAGCAAGGAAATCATCCATAACCTTCATGGTCTTTCGGTCCATCATGGCACGAATCTTCTGTAATTTCTTTTTAACTGCTTCTGTTTCTTTTGCAGTAAATGTTGCAACTCCCGTTTCATCTTTAAGTGTTGCATCGTCAAACCATACTGCTGAGGTTTTCTTAAGATATGAAATATCAGGACCAAATGATGCCTTCATCGACTGGAGGTCGTTGCCGGTATATTTGGTATGAAAAATGATTCCCATCTTTGCTTTGACAATTATATTCGCAAGATCGCTATCTGCCGGAACAGCGTATGTGATTGTGTTTGGAGTAAAGGTAATATAATCTACACCATCAATCTTCTGGGAAGCAAGATCGTCACTAAACATCATATCGCCCTGTAGCACGTCTTTGATACCCAGTTTTGATAAGTTTGCTAATGCAACTTTCAATTTATCAGCAAGACCGCCTGTGTGATTTCTAGCAATATCTGCGTTAGTATAGTTTATCTTTGGGGTAACATTGAAAACACTCTTCGACCCAACAAAGAACTTCCCGTTCTCGGGGTTGATGCCCGCAAAGACTGCGGGTGCGCCGTCCCACTTGACAGTGATGTTGTACTTTTTCGACCCACTACCTGCTAACATTTTTACAAGAGATTCTGCAAAGGTAATTGCTTCTCTTGCACCCTTGGATCCATTGTTGATCAACTCGTCTTCAAGGTGTTCAAGGTGGAGGTTCTTTTCTTCTGATAAGAATCTTTTAAAATCTAACATATCAATATCCTTCCATGCCGGTTGGTGGTGCGGGTAAGTCTTTATATTTTATTTTTTTAGTCTCATCCGTCTTCATCGAAGCGTATAATTTATTTCCTAGTTCCACACCCGCTTCGTGGTCGCTAGGATAGTGTACACCGGCGTTTAGTCTTGACTGACCACATTCTTCCGCTAAATCTAAGAAACTGCCAGAGTGGTCTCTATGGACCCCTGATAGGTACAGTGCGATGAGTCTGGACTGCCCACTGTGTCCACTAGGATACGCTGGAGAGTCCGCTGTGCCGCTCTTGAGAGGAGATAGGGGAAGACCCATATCTTTCGCTACACTGCCCGGACGAGGACGATCAAAAAGATACTTTTGCTTTAAAATCACGACTGTTGAATCATTGATTATATTATCTAAAAGTTCTTTATCATAACGGAGATTGTTGTCTTTAAGATACTTTACAAATGGAGCAATAAGATCGAGATCCCATTTGTCTAGCATTTCTTTATTGTCTGTTCCTAGTTCAAGTCTATCTTGTAATTCCATGAGTTCCGCCCGCGTCTCGTCAGAGGAACTGGACGGGGGTGCAGAGATTAGACCCTGAACGGAGTCCACGGGCAGAATCTCATGGGATTTTTGCATAATGCGATATTGATGTGCAGTTGGTTCACCGTGGGAGGTGACTGCACTTTGTTCGCATATGGAGATGAAAGAATTGAATGATTTCATAATAGTGACTTTGCTAACTTATCTAAGTAAGGTCCATTCTCCACATACAATCTAAACCTTGGTCGATACGCACTCTTGTTCTTATCAACTGGGTCCGCATCATATCGGAATCGGATCGAGAAAAGTTGCGTACCATCTGCGTACAAACCTATCTTCGGATTCTGATTCGTCTCCATTCGCCATTCGGCGTTACCGTTCTTCGCAGCGTCACCCAAAAAGTCAGCGATTGCTTTAAAAGTTTTTCTATCAAAAGAGACTGTTGAGCGGATGACCTCAAGATCATCTTCTTCCCCCGTGTTTGCTTTCAGTAGTCCCGCCATAATTTTGTCTGCGTTCTTACCCTTCTGTATGTAGGAGGGTCCGAATGTTTTAACTATACCGGTGAACAAGTTATTCACGGCAGAGAACATGACTGCTTTATCTTTCTCTATGATCGGGTCTTTTCTATCGGAGTATCTTCCGACTAGGGACTCGCTCGCTTTTTTTACATTTCTTAGTTTGGACATTTTAGTGATGTCCATCCCCACTGAGGCGAACCCATCCACAAGGTTCTTAGCGGCATCCACACCAGCGAACTGTCCTGCCTGTTTTGTTCCAGCATACTTAACAGAAATTCCAACCTTCCTGATCTCTCTACCGTTCACGAACACATCGACATCAGATTTGGTTGACATCTGACCCTCTGTCCCACCACACTTAATTACTACATCATCGGATTTACCATTTGTAATTACTTCGGTAGAAAGTTTAGTTAGAGTTCTACTTCCACTCACCGCTGCGATGGCATCTTTTACCATCTGCTGAACAACTTTATCTTTACGAAACTTGGAGTCACTCAGCGTATTTAAAATTTCTTTGGGTAGTCCTGCACCATCAAACTCCACGACATCATTCACGCCATCTCCCTCATCCACATTCCATACGATCTTGCCTGCAAAGTAATTTTTCATTACACTTTCGACAGACTTTGCTGTTATTGTCTCTGGTGTTCCGTCATCAAATCTATCAGTAAACCTAGACACCATAGCGGCAGCGAGAACAAACTCATAAGCATGTCCTTTGTTGAATCCAGCGGATTCTAATATGCAGAGTTTTAGTTCTCTATATGATTTCATATCTTAGTAAAGTCAATATTGTTGTTAAACGAAACGCTTGGTTCTACTCCGAGGAATTCGATCAGGTTCTTCCCTGACTTGACAACGAATTCTTTGATCTTGGCAATTTGCTTCTTGAGGAAAGCAATGAACTTGTTAAGAATTCTTCCAAGGATACCTTCGTCGAGTTTACCCTCATTAAGTAGTTGACCAATTTCATCATAACTCTCGGTGAGTTTATCTACAATAAGACCGATGGCAGACCAGTAACGATAACGTCCGGTCTTGACTCCATCAGACTTTTCACTGGTGGTCTTGAACCGGACGGAAACTTTCATCTTACTTGCAACTTTTCTTACATATGCCTCGTCGCCAACTCCAACCAATTTGATTGTGTTGCCGTCGTCAGAGACCGAGAGGAAGTGGGAACATGAACCATCACTACCACCGAATTTAATATCACCGGTCATTGCTTCATATGCAAATTCGTATGCAAAGTCTGGGTTCGATGCAAACATCTTTTTCATGTCTCCCATCAGAACCTTGTGTGCTTCGTTCGCTGCTTTAACTACTTTATCTTTACCAAGTTTAATTTCATCCCTGAGATTACTCTGTGCGATACTTGAGGGAGATAAATCAAGCATTGCCTTTTCGATACGGGATGCCATGCCACCCATATTAAGACCTAGACGATCAACAGCACAATAGAAGGTAGCGATAGATTCGTTCTTACCACCACTCATCAACTGAGCAGCACCACCAGTCTTTAATGAAATTTTATCATTGCCGATCTTGAAGTCTGTTTTTGGTGTCTTCGTGGATGCTGGAACCTTTCCGGGTAACCAGTATTGTGACCAGAGTTCAGTGACTTCTAGTTGGTCTGCACCGAGAACCAAACCTTTTCCCTTCACTCCTGCTTTGCGGAGTTGCTTGGCGATTCGTTCCCCTGCTCCGTCTTCGATACCGAATTTCGATACGGGTTGCGGTTCTTTGTTGATTGCTGCGATAATAAATTCTTCCATCTCCTCACCGCGAGATCTTGCCTCGTTCAGTTTATAGCAGAATTTTGCCTGCTCATATAGGTCGTTAAATTCTTTCATGTAAGTCTCCCTTGACCAAATATGTAGGCATAAAAGAAAAGCACCACCCGTGAAGGTGGTGCTTTCCATAGTTCGGGGGACTCAGGGTTATTGTATACCTGAAAGAAGCAGCACGAACGTACAATGACTGTAGTAACCTGCTCCGACCATTCCGCACATCCCGCTAAGGATCATCTCGTACAAGCATTTCTGCATCATATTAAGACAGGTCGCTAAACCACTCGGAATTTGCACTATTCCCATTCGTAGAGAATTATTATGCGAGTCCCAGTAGAGAGAGGATCAGTCCCTCTACTAAATTTTATTCAATTGTCACTTCCGCTTCAACGCTTCGCGTCTCGTCTTCCGTAGTTGTCGGAACTTTTCGTTCCACGATTCTCGCTTCATGTTTTCGTACCATCGACGGTACTCATTCTTTTCACGATAAGTCATATGAGTCATGCCATTCTCCTTTCTTGTTTCCCGAGTTAGTGAGATAGGCATTTGTCTGTAATGCCTTGAATGAGGTTGCCCTCATCCAAGGGTCCGTGCTGCGATCAGGCAGCGAGTGAGTAACTGTTGTCAGTTAGTGTTTTGCAACCGCGATTAATGAGTAGGTCGCCTTCTCAGTCGTCTCCAACGCTTCGATTTCACCGAATCGATTCCATTTCGCCCCCGCCAAACACACTCTCCCGCCGTGTCATGTCTTTAATTATTCTAGCGTTTCATATCTTTGAAACGAGAGAGTGTGTTTGGTGGAGGCGGGGAGAGTCGAACTCCCGTGTCCGTGTGAATCTTGCCGTCTTCCTCAACGACACAGTATGTATTATAGCAGGTATTCAGTCTATGTCAACCTCTTGGGATACTTTCTCGTTTAATTTCTTAAGTCGATCCCAGTATTCTATTTTACTCTGGTGTTCGTCGATTCTCTGATTAATATACTTTTTCAATTCAGGACTACCCATGATCATAACTTGTGTTGGGTCTGTCAAGAATACTCGCATATTACCATCAAATTCTTTATGGTCTCTGATGGTATATTTGCTCACTTCAATTCTTTCTTTACCTTCGGCAGTGGTGCTTCATAATAAATGTCAAGTCCCAATGCCTTTGCAAGTGACAACTCTGCGTTCGCACCCTTGCTCTTTTCCCAGTTGCTCATCATGTAGATTGCAGTACATTCTTCACAAATTGCAACAACGTCACGGAGCAATGCTTTTCGCATAAACTCATGGTCTTCGTAGTTTGTGTCTGGTGAGAATGCCATAGGATCCGCCATCGGTTTTCCTGCTTCTCTGTCTAGTTCGGCAGGATTGATAACAATCCATCCCTGCCCACGAAGGACTCTTGCACATCGATCAAATGCAGGATAATTATAATTTTCAAATCCTCGCATTGGTCCGGCAACATAAATCGTTGGTTCTCTATTCATAATATTTTCTTCTTTCATTCATCCCACCCACGACGAACCGGTCGCCAACCTCGGCGAAATTCATCGTTCGCGGCATTTGCTTCATCTTGTGCATACCACTCCCCGAAAATGATTCTATTTTCTTCCGAAGGATCAGAACCACGGGCATCTTCTTCGACGATCTTTTGACCCTCTTCAGATACCCATGCGTCAAATTCATATGTGAATCTGGCGTTGTCCTTTTCAGTCATGGGGTTACCCGTGACGTAACATGTTTTATTCCAATCAGTCATTCTTATTGTTCCTAGTATATGCATTTTCCCATAGTTTTACATTACCCATGAGATCTCGTTTCGTCTTCCAGATCATAGCAAACATTCCAACGAATGCAAGAGTCATTCCCACAGGAACAGGAACAATTTCAAAGATCATCAGACCGGCAAAAAATACGTTCATAATAGTCATGAGAATGAGCATGGTTGTTGCGTATTGCTGTTCGTACATTATCGTGATCTCGCATATTCTCGGTTCAACCGACGAATGTTTTCTTTACCACTTGCAAACACTAGTTCACCCGCAGTCTTGTGACTGTAAATCATCCGACCAACAACTCGTTCGGTGTGGTTGTCTGCACAGTTCACACAATACTCCACATCAGGGAGTGCTTCCAGTCGTGCTTCTGGAATTTTATTATTACAATCGAAACAATTCACTTCAACCATCCTTCTCTGTTCACGATTCGAGTAGTAAGAATTTCGCCACCACGCTTGTGCATATTGCGTTGTTTGGTAATACCTTTACCCCACCCACGGCGGATCACGGTATGTCCCTTGATTGCATTGCCTTCACGTTCTGCTTCTAAATCAAATTTGTCAAGTTTTCGCTTTGCCATTTGTACCCATTATAGTCTGCATATTGAATTGGTCAATAGACAATACGATGGAATCCGTATAATCTTTTTGACCGGAAATGATTTCGTATCCGTTTCTCGTAGTGTAAATAATTTCTTTAAAAATTGCAGTACACCAAGGCATACATTTTACACAAGGACGGGAGATACGAAAGTCCCCGAACCTGTTAAATCTGTAATTTAAAAGTATAAGATCTTTATCGTTTCGCATTCTTTTATCAAGGCGAAGAAGTGCATCAAGTTCTGAGTGAACTTCGTTGTATCGATAACCTATCTTTGCCGCTTCTGGATGTGTACGCATTTCGTTACATCCAATAGAAAGCACACTTCCCTTCTTATCAAGAATCAGGGAAATGTGCTTCTTTGTCCTAGCGATTTCCAACGCTTTGGGGAACGCCATCGTCGCATAGGTGTTAAGATTTTGAATTACACGATCAGACATTTGAATGGATCGGGGGAGACTTGAACTCCCAACAAACGGATTAAAAGTCCGCTACTCTACCAATTGAGTTACCGATCCTGAGTAACACGCCCGGTTGGATTTGAACCAACGACCGGCGGTTTAGAAGACCGCTACTCTATCCACTGAGTTACGGGCGCAATGTTTAGCGTACTTTGCGACCAGAACCCGAACGAGCAGTCTTACTTCTAGAGTTACCGTGTTTCGGTTTCTGTGGTCTAGGACTGCCCACTTTGATAATGTTATTAACATGCTTGGATTGCTGAGAAGACTTTGCCATTTGTTATATCAACCCTTCAGTACGTCTGCACCGATGACACCAGCGACATCACCTGCGGACTGGGAACCGGGAACGACGAGTCCGGAGACTGCCGACATATGTTCCTTTGCAAGTTCTGTGTGGGGAGTGACAATAAACATAATACGATCATTGTCAAGTTCAATACCATCATCTGCAATAGTGGTGTAAGGCATCCACGGTGCGAGTGCGAGTGACTTCTGTTGCGTAGGAATAAGAATCAGGGGATCCTTAATCTTCACACCAGTTTCTGTGGTGGTAACATTACCAATAATTTCTTCATGACTTGTCAGTCGGACGATCTTTGTTTCGTTTTCCATTGTTAACTTTCTTTTTTGTTTTCTTCTTACCGAAGATCTTTTCGTAATTGTCTCGATACTTTTCGAGATCTACCTGTCTATATTTATCACCCTTACCAGCAGAGTGTGACCCGCCCATCAGCGGTCACTCCTCCACGGACAACTTGGTCCAACCAGAAGAAGGGTAGGAACCCAAAGTCCGATGAAAGTCCCGAGTGAGGGATTAGTCTGATAGATCCAGACAGAAAGAAAGATAGAAACAAAAGCGAGAAGATATAGAATCTTTTCAAGTGACTTAAACATTGTTATCCTTTTCATTTGCACCGGTTTCCGGGTGGGGGCGTTTGCCCCCACCCACCGGATCAGTTGGTCTACTGGATTCAGTAGAGGTCAGCAAGATCGTCCGTGTCCACGGTAGGACTGACGAGTGCGACACGCTTCATGGCGAACTGAGTTTCACCACCATAGGTGCCATCTTCGACGATGCTCCAGTTACCGTAGTTTTCCACGGTGTCACGCACGTTGCGAAGAGTCGCGGTAGGGTTCTTGACCCCGAACTTGGTTCGCATCTGCTTAGGAGTGATGCTCTTGCCTTCGGCAAGGTACGAGATGATCTGACGCTTAGGGGAGTTGTTGTTCATATAAACAACCTTTCATATAAAAGTGCAGTGTGCTTGTTTTTGCTTCCACGATCCACTGCAAATCGTTTCTAGCACTAAAGTATCTCATGGGGTTTCCCCCACAAGATACGGGGTCCGCGTGGAGATGATCAAAAGATCATCTCCTAAATATGACTCAATCCGATGCGGGTCGGAAATCGCCGCCTACCATATCGCTGGAGACACGCATTACATAATATAAGTTAATCATCTTAAGGGTAGGTTCTTGAGGTAAGTATTTCATTGGTGTCTCCTTCACGGTTATGCTTTAATTATAGCACAGATCTAACTGGTGTCAACCCCTTGGGAAGACTTTCTGAATAGTTTCTTTTCCAATGATATTTTATAAAAGAGTAAAATAGAAAAGGGGGGAGTTGCCTCCCCCCAGTTCTTTTAAGTTGTAAAAATATATTATGGTTTTGTCGTTGCACGGGGTGCTTGGACAAACTTGTACCCAGCACCGGTGATACCAGTTGTTGCTGGACCAGACCTGAGATACACACCGGGACCAAAATCAAACTCCGCTTTACGGTTCCTGATTTGGAAATTGTTGCCGGTTTCACTCACACCACCTTTACCAATATAGAATGCATTGAAACTGGAAATTGTGGGGTGTTCTCCTCGCAAGAACGCCTTCTCTTCAGCGTATCCGTTGAGAATTACGACATCACCGACCTCGGAGGTGTCATCAAACGTGTCACCACCGGGGTGTTGTTGATCGACCCGGAAGACACCAGCGTCCATGTTCAGATTAGTAATAGTGCAACCTGCTTGTACTCCGATTTGATTGTTAAATCCACGAACTGCAATAGTCGAACTATCAACTTTCACATTCGGTGCAGCACCCTCGTATGTTACGACATCCCATCTTGGGTTGAACTCTTTCATATCAATGGTTGTGACAGCAAAACGATCATTGCCACTTCCGGCGAGACAGAAGTTTTGGTAGTAACCACCAAGTTGGGGACCGTTGTTTCCACCAACATCTCCCTCAGAATTACCCGAACGGATTTCATCAGCGTCCGTATCAAGAGATGTTATCTGTGATGGGAAAGACTCAACAGTCCCTGCCGCTGTAACTCTCGGGTAAAATAATCCACCCGCGAAGAATGGTCCAAATCTAATGTCTGGGTTACCAACAGTGTTAACGAAGTCTGTAATATGAGTAAACCAACAAGGGTCACAACGAAGTTGGTTGGTGACAGTTCCCACATAGGTAAAGGAATTGTACCTTGGGAAGTTTCCGTCTCCCAGTTTCTCTGGGGCGACCCTGACATTTTCTGCTCGTTCTTTACGTTCCTCATCACTCATAAATGGTAGGTACGCATCTGAAATGTTTACATTATGAACCGAACCACCATACTGAATGAATACCTTAGCACCCACATTTAAGTTGACAATATTATCAGCATAACCCAATCTTGCCTCACAACGCGGACCATAGTTTCCGGCACGGAGATTAATAGTTTCTCCGCCGTCCCCATCGGCGTTTGTAATAGTTTCTGGGAATAATGGTACTCCGTTCACCTCAGCACTAGTATCAGATACCTTTGGCATTCGGTATGGGGTATTGATTTGAACATCCAATGCTCTGAGATTGATTCCTGTATTTCCCATTGCCCAAGTAACACCTCCGAACGAGGCACCAGCAATATTGGAGAACGAACCAGAGGAGACTCGACCACCCCAGTGTTTGGTGATGTTGACATTCCTCGGACCTGAAGACCAGTTGAAATCTTGTGCAAATCCCGAGAAGTTGCGGACTGTCGCTTTGCTTATGACTCCTAATTGTCTGTGGAAATAACTTGGATAAACTTTAACAGATGCAAGTGGACCACGCCTGTTAGCGGCACTACTTCCGGAATTATCTGCGTTTACCCATACACTACCTTCACCGGAGACTCCGTTGCCGGGTTGAGCGTATCCACCAAAAAGACATGGTGAAAGGGGTGCATCGAATGGTTTCACTGATAGACCGCCATCAGTAGAACCAACATAAGTTCTCAGTAGTCCGTTTGCGGTGCTTCCCTTAACATATTCAAAAACAACATTGTCGCCACGATGTGGGATTCGTGACGCTCTTCCATAATAAACCTCTGCGTAATCCTCACCGGAAATACCGTCACCACCACTGAATCCAGACAACCGCTCTGCCCAGTTTTCTTTATTATTCCAGAATTCGTCTAGTGCTTTCTGGTGTGCTGTACCACCGGAGGTCTCTCCCGCAGAACCCGGATTTCCCGGTGTTGGTGACTGAGTATATTTATAGTTATAATTTAAAATGGTCGAGGCACCATATGTGATGCCTGATGTAATTCCATCCTGTATCTGCTGTGACCTAATTGAACGGTCATTGCCGATCCATAAAAATGTTTTTCTTTCGACTGCCATGAGTCATTCTCCTTTAAAAGATTAGTTGCAACATTATCTTCTTGGGATTTATCCATACAATATAAAAACCACTAGTTTCCCAGTGGTATTTATAAAAACAAAGTAGTAGCGATGGGGGGACTCGAACCCCCATGAGGTTTAACCCTCGACGGATTTTAAGTCCGTTGCGTCTGCCAATTCCGCCACATCGCCTGAAATATTCGCCTTGTAAATCCCTATAAAATAAGGATAATTTGTAAAAACCGTAGCCGAAATGAGTAATGGGACAGGGGAGACTCGAACTCCCGAAAATATCGTTATAAGCGATACTGCTGATGCCATCCGCTTCTGTCCCTGAATAGGTCAGATGCGTATGCGTATCTTCTTATTAGTGGTGTGTCCGTTCTCGTTTACATCGAGATAGTTTGACTTCTGTCGATCCTCATCGTTGCCGAGACGGCAATTAATTTCTTCAATATCAAACTTGTCAAGTGCAAGACGTTGGATACGTTCCTGAGAGTCCCCGTCACGGAACACCCATCGCACGATCTGCTCGGCAACCTGCTTGGCAATATCTTCGTCGTGTCCAAGTGGAATATCAACATGCAATCTATACATTATCAAAGAACTCCATAGACGGCATCTTGCATAACAAGATAAACGTCATCGCTAATTTCCACCGATGGTGCTTCGTCACGAATGTAGACTGTACATCCTTCGGTAATGTGTTCTGAAATGTTTTCACCATCACCAACTGCAATAACAGTTGCAAGATTTTCAAACATCTTCCTCTTGTGATTTGCAGGAAGAATGATTCCCGATTCAGTCTTCTCATCAATCTTCTGTCGGGTGATCAGAAGTCTGTCGCCTACGGGTTGGAACCCGCTATCATTTTTCTTTGTCATTGTATAATTATCCTTCAAAAAGCATTTCTGTATTTTCTTGTGCGTTCATTTCATTTACTTTTGCCGATGCACTTTGTAGTGCGGATGCAAGACGCATACACTCATCGGAAGAAAGACCGTCACATTTTTCATTCAGTTGCAACATGGGGAATGCTGACCACTGACCACGGTGGTTTTTTTCAAATCGGATACCACATCCGTTCACGCCTGTGTCTTGTATAAAATTCATACTATTTCTTTCATTGGTTATAGTTGCGATTTTCGTTTACTTCGATAATCGCCAATTGGTTCACACGCTTCATTGCCGTAAGAAGAGAGTACATCTCCTCAAGGGTACAGTTTGCCTGAAGGGTATCCATGTGTTCAGAGATTGCTTTGATACACGCAGAGATCTCTACCATAACAACGGCAAAGTCTTCATCAGTCATGCCACCAAATGGGTTTTCATCTTCAGAACACCCGATGATAAAAT